CTATCTCCTTTAAGATTTAATCTTACACTTTGAGCACCATCACTTCTAACATAAAATCCAATATTACCATCTTCTGTTCCATCAGTAACGTCTGTTATTTGTGTAGAAATTTTAGAATATTCTACGTCTTGGGAATTATCATTTCTACCTTTAACGATTATTTCTCCAGCAAAATCACTATCGGCAGGAGATGTTGAATTTCTATAAAGATATAATACAGATTTAGCAGATGTATTTGTTATAGTAACATCACTACTACTATCTTGAAGTAAAACAGTTCCAGTTGCATCAGGTAAAGTTATGGTTCTGTCGGCTGTTGGGTCTGTAACTCCGATTGTTATCTCATTATCATCATTAGTAGAACCTTCAAAAATTAATGAAGAAGAGCTTCCGATAAGTACAGGTCTAGTTTGGAATACAGTATTTGCACCACCAGTTAAAGATAATGGAGTAATTTCATTACCATTTTGAATAACTTTAAATTCTATCGTACCATCTTCTGTAGTATCAGTCTCATCTTTTATTTTTCCATTTATACGACCATATACTACATCTTGAGAATTATCATTTCTTCCTTGAAATAACACCTCGCCAAGCAAATCATTAACAGCAGGTGAAGAAGAATTTCTGTATAAAGTTAAAGTAGGATCAGCCGTAGCACCAGTATCAGTAGATGTTATAATAACATCATTGTTACTATCTTGTACTAATACTGTACCAGTAGCATCTGGTAAAGTTATAGTTCTGTCGGCTGTTGGGTCGGTTACAGTTAGAGTTGTTTCAAAATCGTTAGCTGTAGCACCTTCAAAAGATAAATCAACACCACTTTGAAGATGTACACCTTTATCATAAAAGAAAGTCTTGCCATTACCCTTTATTTCTATCCTATTACTGAGAGTACCATTAGACATAACAGCAAACCATACTGAGCTATCTTCCGTACCATCAGTTTCATCTCTAACTTGTACTCTTATCCGTGCGTACTCTACATCCTGTGAGTTGTCGTTACGACCTTTAAAATCAATTCCACCCAAATTATCATCAACGGCTGGACTAGAGGAATTTCTGTATAAAGTTAAAGTTGGCTCAATGCCTGAACTATCATCAGTAGAAGTTAAAGTTACTCCACTATCGGTTGTTTCAAAAGTTTTAACATTGTCATGATAAAGTTCTACTGCTCCATCACTAATAAACTTAGCCATTGTTTCATTGGCATTTTTTTTAGTAATAGAAACACCATTGGTTGTATCATTACTTTGAAGATAAATAGGGCCGTTTTCTGCTTGTATTCTATTATTCCCACCCTGATGATAAATCTCTAAATCACCACCAGTTCCAAATACTGCTTTAGCACTATCAGGAAACTCTAAGGCATCATCTGATTTATCCCATACGACATTGTAATTAGCACCAGTAAGAGTTACATCACCATCAATGGTTAATCCAGTTAACGTACCAACACTTGTTACATCACTAGTATTACCAGTAGTTATTACAGTTCCAGTAGCATCTGGTAATGTGATTGTTCTATCGGCTGTTGGAGTGGAGGGTGTAATGGTCACATGATTTGCTGTGCCGCCCCAAGAACGGAATTGAATTACACTAGCATCATCTAGCATGAGAAGGCTAGAGCCAGCGGCAGCAAAAGCGTTTTTCATAGTGCCACCTGCGATGGTACTAAAATATAACCAACCGTCTTCTGTGCCATC